GCTTTGAGATACTTGTTGCCAGACTGAATATTACCCGTCATGTTCTTGCGAATGGACGGAAACTGCACCGTGTTGTAGATGCGCTGCTCAGCCTGTTGGATGAACCGATTAATTTGTTCAACAGAAGTCTCCGTTGACCCATCTGCACGGGTAAACGCCGGAAAATTATTTTCCGTGTACGACTGAATCGTGTTGAACAAATCTTGATAGTTCATGCCATTGGGCCTCTAGCCCGTGTGCCTTTAGTAGCGCAACCATTGCCCCGAGTTACCGCACCCGTAGTTTTAGTCTGCTCGTCACCAGCAGATTTGCTAATAGCGCCAATGCTCACATCATAGGAGTCCAGCTTGCTGCGGTTTGGCAGTTTGCCGGGATTAGCTTCTACAGTGACAGCTTTACCCGTCATGGTGTGCGGCTTAGCGTAGGCAGAAGCTGGCTTGGTATTTTTGGTAGCCATGATTAGCCTCGCTTCTGGTTTGCAACTTTAGCTAAGCCTCGGCCAAGGGACAGCATTTCTTCGTTGGTCTTGCCACCGTGAGTGCCCTTGTTACCACGCATAGCTGCCACTGTTGGGCCGCTATCACCGTAGTTTTTACCTTCGGTCTTGCCTTTTTTGGCAATGCCGTCAGCAGATTTTGTGAACGCCATGTATATCTCCTTAGATGACAACGGTTACGCTGCCCAATTCTACCAATGAAACTAAACTATTGGGGGTCAATCCTGCATCGCTATTACTAGCGCCCCCTACTGGGTTCCAGCCCCACTGGAATATCCGGCTACCGCCACCTAGCTGGCTATCAACCAGCAGCCCTGAAATTACATAGCTACGGTCTGGCCGTGGGTTACGCAATGCCTGTGGGTCTTCAATTGGGTACATGCCCAGCATTAACTGAGGATGGTCAGGACTCCAGCACGTCATACAGACCAAGAGATTGCGCTCTTTAGTCTTGACGGTTTCCTTCTTCAGCTGTTTTAGCTTGAATCGAAAACCACAACGATCACACTCTGCAATCGCTATTCGGCCAGAGGTGAACTTATTACTCATGGCCTAGCTGATGTACATCTGCCGAGGCACAAGGCGAATAGACGCTTTTTCGCGGTCTTCATCGGAAGCAACGCTCCATGCTGAATCATATTGCTCTTTAAGCACGCCAAGTCGCTGCAGCCCCTCTGGGAGCTTTAAAGCTAAATAGTAGGCTAACCCTGCCACCATGCACGGGAGGAACCTGAAGGGCACATCCATCGTGTTTACGCCGGTTCCTGCGTTCTGAATGCGGCGCAAGCGCCAGTACACCAGCTGATACAGCTGCACGTTGTCAGGAACAGGCCAGACGGTTACTCGCGGAGTCTCAAGGCGCTCTACCCAGATCTGG